CCGTTCCCAGAAAATATATTTAAAAATCGTGTCTTTTTTATTGACTATAGTCCACTTCCACAAATGCCTGTGTCTCTTTTTCTTCAATCAACTCATAAAACATATCCTCCGCCCAATCTTCATACTGATCATCCCCAAGCATTTCCGTCAGCGTGGTTATCAATGTTTTTGCATCAATTTTTACGGTATCTTCTACGGCTGTGTAAAATTCCAATGAAAATCCTTCGTTATAGGCAATGCAGCTTTCGATTTCCCCTGCATCAATGACCTCTGTCATTCCTTCTTTGTATTTGACAATAACTTTCTCGTCATCCTTTAACTCGCATAATTTCTTCATATCATTCACTCCTATATCTCTAACCTCATTTGTCTGTCCTCCATCTGAAATATTTCCTCCCAGTCGTGGATTCTTATTTTTTTCAAAACATTCCACATATTCCCGATTGTTTCTGGATCATTTTCTAAAAACAAAAGTGTATTCCAATGCTCTATGTGATTTTTCCTCAAATGGCGTAATTCTTTTTCTTTTGCATTGGGACAAAACCAACATCCGCCCCTTTCTGTAAATTCATATATTGGAGATAGCAAATCATATTTTTTATACAATTCAAACGCCATGTGTTCCGTGTATCCGTATTTTTCCAATAGGCTAACAGTATTTTTCGTTTTAACAATTCGTTCAATCCTTTTCTTTTCATCGACAGCGATACCGACATATTGTGTATATTCTCCTTCGACAGATTTCCAAAATTTTCGAATCGGACGCATTTTGCAATCCCTGTTAATCAAACATTTCCCAGTCATTGGAAAACCCTGTTTTTTTCCTATTCTTTCTGGTATTCTGCTTCTTGTTATTCTGTGGTTAAAGCAATCCATATACGTACGATCTGACTGAAGTATATGAACCGGATACCCCCAACTTTCAAACACTTTCGCCGCTCGGTGTACAAATTCAATATGTTCCGGAAGTTCGCCGCTGATATTTTCGTCAAACATGACTTCTACAAAAATAATCATGTCTAATGGTTCTTTGTGTTCGTGCGCTAAAATAATGCTGGCGGTGGAATCCTTCCCACCCGACCAGCTAGCTATGTATTTCAACTTCCTCACCTCAAAACGGCATTCTTCCCTTATTCCACCAACAAACCACCTTGACGATCCCTCTGCAAATCATCCCTTTCAAATCAGCCAAAACCCTTCCTCCTCTCCATGGATGCACTTTCCCATTTCCTCCACAAACTGAATTTCGTATTCGCATAACCAACAGTCATTCACTGGCATCTTCCCATACTTCTCCATAGCGTATGCTTTGTAATGCTCTATGCCTTTTCGCTCCACTATGCCTTCAATTTCCGCTTTTCGCTTCTCTGCTTCTTCCAGATCCAGCATGATGTAATTCTTCCCAATCAGGTCAATAAATTCTTCTCTGGTATGTGTTTTCTCGTATTCCCGCTGACAGATACACTTCAGCGCCCGATCCAGACCATTCCCCGGGTTGGCATGCAGACCGCCCAACCCTGCCAGATGTTTTTCCGGTACCAGATAACACCAGAAACCATTCTTGTCTGAAATCTCTCGTTTCCCACTTCCATGATAGATGTGATGCTTCTGCAAACCATTTTCTCTCCCGGTTACAAAACAACGCTTATCCTTCCCTGTCAGGATGCTCCATGTGTGGCTCCCCTTCTTTTCCATTGCCATAGTCCTCGCCTCCGATCTTCACCGCTCTTACATATCTTGTGTGTCCTGTGATCTCTGAATAATACTGTACTTCCTCAATGACCTTGTAATTCTTCGGCACCCGCAGCCGCTTCGTTTTCTTTTCCTCCGAAACCAAAGTGACCTTTACTTTTGGCTTTTCTAAATTCCGGCTGCCGCTCCACCGTTTTCCGTACTCTTTGTAATTTTCTTTGGTTATGTAGTATGCCAGTCCCGTGTAGTCCCCACCCGGTTCCAGTATGGAAACCATTACACGCCCCAGCCCCCATACCTCAGATAATTCTTTCATGGTCAAGTCCATTTTGTTTATGAGCAGATGCACATGCTCCCGCTTCCGTTTGCTCTCCACAACATATAAATATTTCAGCTCGCTGTATCCCTTCCGCTTCCGCAGCCGTTTCAATCTGCTGATAAAATTCCGAAATAACCGCAGGGCATTTTCCACATCTACCCTCTCCCGGAACGTCAACGTCAAAAATAAATCACCCTGCCGGAAATTTGCGTTCACCATTCTTGCACATTTCCTTCTTGCTTCCAGACAGTTGTACTCTGCCATTTCCTCCGATGATAAATTTTCTTTCGCTGCTCTCTCACAGCTGATTCCTCTTTCTCTGGGTGAGAAATATTCTTTCGCTTCGTATACATCCCCCGCCCAAATCCTTTTGATATATCTCGGCATCCTTCCACCTCATAATTATGTATCTCTCAATTCCTATCTGCTTATAGTGATATGGCTCTAAAGATAATTACATTATCAAGGAGCCATAGGGACCCCCGTCCCTTGCAAAATCAACCTTCTTTTGGTATCATAAAACTGTATCTCGTATTCAATTATCTGTTGGAAGGACGCTCTCTCTTTTTGAGAACGCCCTTCTTTTTTTATGCAAGGATTTCTTCCAGCTGCTCCATCTGCTTTTCCGTCAAATCCCAGAATTCTTCCCCATTCTCGCCTACCAGAAGAAAATCCCCGTTGATGGTATAAAAATGCGTGTTCGGTTCCAGCTTCAACAACTTCCCTTCTTCGTTACAGATCAGCACCACACCCTCCGCAAGTTTCAGCGTTTGGATATATCCGCCCACCGTTTCCTGTAATGCTTTCAGTTCGTTTTTCACTTCCACCCGCCGGATCTCTCCTCTCACCGGCACCAACAGTCCTTTGATGTATTCCACCTCTACTCCTCCTTCAAATCCATTCTGCAACCACACACAGGACAATAACGATATATTCCACAGAACAATTCAAAATTTTCTTTTGAAGGCTCTTTATCTGATACTTCATATTCTTCCTTGCAATTTGAACAAACAGCATAGGAATAATCTCCTTCATAATCAATCCATCTTGCGTGCTTTTCTCCTAACACTGTAGGCTGCTTATCAATCAATTCTTTCATCGAATTTCTGATTTCTTCTGCAAAGTCACTTTTTCCGCCTATCACTTCTTCGAAATTGATTTTATCTGCATCAATCAAACGCATATCTCATTCCTCCAATTCCATTTGATTTCCAATGATCTCTACTTTTCCTTCCATCTATTTCATGTCTTCTTCCGTCAAGTCCTTGATCATCATTCCCACCATGCGGAACAACAGCCCTTTCCCCTGGATGAGCTTTTTCTCCCCTTCCCATCCGTCGTACATAGGACCATCTGGATTCTTCTGTGTATCATACGCCAGAAACACTCTCTCGCTGATAGGATTCATGGGAACAATGTCCACGCCCCCTACTGCCTCAATCTTCGCTGCCATGTCCAGCATCTGCGGGCTCTGCTTCACTGTCTTCTGCCCCTTCTCCGTTATAAAGATCATCTGCACTGATTTCATCATCATACACTCCTTCCCAGCATCTTTCCTGTCTGCACTTTCTCCACATGATGTTAACTTTATCCATAAAATCATCATTCATGACCACCGGCGAAATGACAGCAACCAGAATCAATCCATCTTTCACAGCAACCATTCTTCTTCCCTTTTCCCCTCGCAGGAAAAAAGCTAAATACTTGCTGTCCATCTTTCGCACTGGTTCCAGCAGGTCTTCGTCCATCCATAACACCCCATCCGTTGTATAAAATGGTGTCAGGCACATGCCGTTGTAAAATACAGAAATCCCAGCGGGATCAGCTGTCAGTTCCACTTCTCCGAACCTGTCTGTTTTTGTCAGCCCAGCTTCGTCAAACATTTCTCCACTTTCCCATTTGTTTTTCTTGTCCTCTGGTACCCCCAGTAGATTCAGAAAATCATCACTGGTCATTTTCGGCAGTCCTTCCAATCGGTAGACTGCATCCATGGTGTTTAACCACTGACTGCCGTCCACATCGTCCATGATGTAGCAGACCTTATCTCTTTTCGCCACTCTGGCAATGTCCGTAAATTTCATAATGCCCCACCTTTCTTCTCCATCTCTTGTTCTCCGCTTTCAGTCTTCTGTTTTCATCAAACAGAAGGCAAAAGCACATACCAGCAAATGCTGTGATCACATAACTAATGACCATGATTTTTTCCAGATCAAACAAGTTTGACCCTCCCTTCTGATTCCTTTCCCAAAATCTCGTTGTATCGGAAGCTCACCACATACCCCGCTTCCATCCGCACTGTAAAGATGTGCGGATATAAACCTTCTACTTTGCCTTTGCTGATGTAGTCATTGTCCTCACCGTTTACCCGTCTGCGAATATGTTTGATTTTCTTCCCGACCCTTAGTCCCAGCCGCTCCACTTCTTTTCTCATGTCCACGTTTCTTCTTCCTTTCGTATATGCAATGAGGGCAGACATACCCGTTTTTGGTGTCCTGCCCCCTGGCGATGTTCCATCTCTTGCCGCATTTTCCGCAAATTATATACCTATATGTATTTTTCTCTCTCATGTTACGCCGTACCCTTCTCTCTGGTACTGATATTCAATAATGACGGAAACTGATTTACGTCCAAGGCGGACACCTTTTGCCCGATTGCCTCTTGTAAATTTTCTAGATTCCCATTGTCTACTTTTGTTACAATGCACACACCAAATGATGTCATATGTTTCTTCATGTTCAGACCCCCTTTGTTGCCTTTCAATATCCCCTTGACATCTTCCTTCCCCACTCCTATCCTGAAAGTA